CGACTTGAGGTTGCGCTGCGTCGAGGATGCAGGCGACCCCACCACCGTTGTGGTCGTAGCCGTCGAGATGACGGTATTCGTGCGCCCCGGCGTGACCGTAGACCCAGACAGGTCTACATACGACGCCTGCACATGAACCGCACCAGCGTCACTCGTCGTGAGCCGGATGAGGTCGGAGGTGGAGGTAAGGAGAATCACGATTAACTCAACGTGATCGCAGCGCCGGTGAAGTCCACCGTGAAGGTTTCACCGTTCGCCATCGTGATTGACGAGCCGTAGTCCCACCAGCCCACAAGCGGGTCACCCGCCACGGTGTCGTCGAACAGCACGACATAGCGGAACGGGCCGACAGCGCCAGATGCCGTCATTACCAAGTCGGCAAGGACAAGCGTAAAGGTGCCGCTCGTCTGCGATGCGCTCGTCGTCGTGACGTTGCGCGAGGACAGATTGGTATACGAAATCTGCGTGATATCGGCCAACACGCTGTTAGTCGCAACCGGCGCGGTGTTGGAGAGGGCAATCACAAACTGGTCGGTGCCGAGGTTGGCACCTTCCGGCATGTTTTCAGCCCACGCATTGAACTTGTTGTAAGTAGCCATGTTTACCTCAATTTATCGCCTGTTGATCGCGCACAATCTCAACGCCCGCTGCTCTACCGTCAGCGCCGCGAATAATACGCTTGGGTGCGTACATCGCTTGCATAGCCGTCTGCAAGTACGCAAGCGTCTCGGCGTGTTGCTGTGCCTGCTGTGTCTGCATCTGCTGTAAGCCCATCATAACCTTTTGCAAGTCCCCACCCACAGCCTGCGCCATCTGCTGCGTCTGAGAGGCTTGCGCTTCAATGTTGGGAAGGTCAACACCGGGATTGGCAGAGATACGCGCCACGAGGATTTTCGTCTGCGCGTCAAGATTGGCTTTCCACTTCTCCAACTCGGTCTTGTTCTGCATTTCCTGCGCCTTTAACTGCGCCTCAAACTGCATCCGTTGCGCCTCGGCCTGCTGTTCAGCGGCGATACGCTGCTGCTCCATCTGCAACTTGGCGCTTTCAACCTGCTGCGCGGCCTGCATTTTCGCCTGTTCCAACTGCATCTGAACTTGCGCCTTCTGCTGCTCGACCTGCGCTTGACCCTCTGCGGCCTGCTGCTCTGGCGAGGGCTGGCCCTGCGTTGCCTTCATCTGCTCCATCGCCTGCTCAATAGCACCCTCTAGCGGACGCGCCTGCTTGAACGCCTGAACGCCGAACTTCATCAGTTCAGACATTATCGGAGCCATCTCGGGACGGGCAACGGCGACCGGCAACGCCTGTTGCATGAACCCGCCGAACGCCTGCAAGAATTCCATGCGGTCTTGCTTCATCTGCGCTTCGTCAATCTGCACAAGGCTATCCGCAGCAACGTCGATGCGGAAGTTACGCAGCGGGCTGTCCTGCAACAACTCTAGCGCTTGCGGGATGACAGCCTTATCCGCATCGCTCATCTGCTCGGCAGCGGCGTAGGCAAGGATGGTCTGCGGCTGAAACTTGGTGCAGATGATTTGCGCCTTCAACCGCAGCAGTTCCGTGGCAAAGAGCGCCACATCTTCCTGCATCGACCGCAAGCGGAGCGAGGCGTACTGCCCCTTAATCTGCTGCGCCGTCGCCGTCTCACTCGCCGCAGTCTGACCCCGGATAATGTCCGAGATACCCGTAATCTCGTAAATCTGACCCTTGATTTGCTCACGCGCCGAATAGCATTGAATCAGCGCACCGGCAATCTGATCAATGGGCAGCAGGTCGACCGACCCCTTTAGCCCGCCCTTCTCGCTAAACGCCATCCACTTATCGACCGGGACAAGCGAATTGTTCTCGCCCTCGGTCAGCAATCGCTGCAAAGCCGGTTGCGATGCGTCATACACGCCGCGAACGCGCAGAGCCTTTACCAGTCCGTCGATGCGGTCGGAGAGGATATCCAACTCGGCGGCTTGGTCTTGGTAAAGCGTGAAGTCCGGCACCGGAACCAGCGTGTCGCTCGTCGTGGTGGCGTACAGCGGGCGGGGGCAGGGGAAGAAGCCTTCCAACCCTAGCGGGTCGTCGCGCTCGTCGATAATCTGCGGGTACCCCTTGCAGAACCAGAACACGCGCTTGGTGGTCTTGTCCCACAGTTCGCAGATTTTGGCGCGGTTGTTTACCCGCTTGCGCTCGTTGTAGGCGTTGAGCGGCTCCGGGCCAGAGTCTAGCGGGATGACCTTTGCCTTGTCCTCGCCAAAACGCTCTACGAGGGCTTCATGGGTCATGTAGACCCATCGCCATACGCAGGTCACTTCCTCCCATGTCCGCGCCGTAGAGTGTCCAAAGTCCTTCCAATGCACATAGTCAGCGGGGGCGCACTCGTATTCGATGGCCTCAAGGTCAGCGCCTTCCACATCCTCGGTCGCCTGCAACCCCTCGTCGCCTACGCCGATGCGCGTGACATGAGGCTCGTACCGCACCCATGCAATGCCGCGCCCGGGGAGGAACCTGTCCTCGACCGCATACCGCATGGCAGAACGGAAATCGGGGTAATGTTCAATCTCAAAGTCCAGCGCCCGCTCGACAAGCGTAGCCGCTACACGCCCCACCGGATCGTTATCGCCAAACCGCCGCGATACATCGGCCTTCGGCAGTCGGGCGAACACCGCAGGCACAAGCGTCTGGACATTTGACCAGAGGATGTTGAACTTGGCGGTTTCGTTGTTCGTCTGCCCGCGAGTGTCATCGCGGTAACGCTTCAGAATCTTCTTCGCCCGCGCTTCCCACTTGCCAAACTCGGAGTCATACGACGCGATGACGCCGAGCCACTTCTGCACGGGGCTGGTTTCAGGTTCCATGTTGCCCCTCGCGGGTTATCAAGCCGAGAAGATGCCCACAGCGGCGACAGTCACACCCGCGCCCGTGGTCACGCGCCACGCACCCGAGGCGCTAACAGCGTTCACCTCTAGGCTATACACGCCGACCGAGGTGTTAGCGGGCATCGTAAAGACCGTGATAGCGTTGTCGAGAATCGTAACCGTCGAGGTGGCGGCGGTGTTCACAACGATAATGACGCGGTGCAGGTAGTCACCGATTGCACCCGTGCCGCCGAGGACTTGGTTAGTCTGCGAGGCCGCGACCGTTTCATATTGGAAGCGGTAGGGATCAGCCGTACTCATATCCGTGTTCTCCGACTCGTCTGCGCCGTCGCCCACATATCGTTGAGCGTAGCGGTGTTGGTTGGCCCGACCATCAGCGGTCGAGGTTCCGCAGGGCGCTCCGTTGTCGGCGCGTCCTCTCGATAAGCCAATGCTAGCATACGAAATGCGTCTGCCGGATGCGAAGCCCAATCGTGGCGCGGCGTCTGCCTAAACGCTTTCTTGTCCTCGTCGTACTCGCGCTGATACTGCCGCAAGGCTTCAATGCCGTCCCTGCACCCGTCCTCGTTGAACCAACAGCGCGGCAAGACCTGACGCACCGCTTGGATGCCGTCCTGCACGGACAGTTCAGGCACCACGGCAAGGTTCGCAAAGCCCAGATGCGATGCCAGTTGCTCAATGATGCTTTTGCCAGCCGCCGCTAGTGTTTTTGCACGGGCATCGTGGGGAAGGTAATGCTTGGCGTAGCGGTAGGGCTTTACCTTCACAGCGTCCGCTATCTGCTCAATGCTCGCACCGCTGACGGAGTAAAAGTCGATGACGCGCACCTCGCCGCGCAGCACTTGGTAAAACCAGATGGCGGTATCGTCTTTGTAGCCCAAGTCCCATGCGGTATAGACCTTTAGATGCTCGTCGTGCTTAACGCGCCCGATGCGTCCTTGATCCTGCGCCTCACGCATTTCTTTACCGTAGAACGCGCCGAGGATGGCGGCTTCAAAGGAACACTCGTATTCCTGTAAGTATTGGTCCTCGCTCAACTGCGCCCGTGCTGCGTTGAGTTCCGATACCGGCAGCAGGCCGCTTGTTGAGGCCGGGAGCCGCAGCATGAACCACTCATCCGGTATCCGCTGCGCCGTCTGGTAAATGTCCCAGAACTGATTCTTGCCCTTTGGCGTACCGGCAAAGACCGCCCACCCCTGTTTGTCCGATAGCGCAGGGCGTATGACGTTGCCGAACACCGAGGGCCTGAAGTCGCCGTATTCGTCGAGGTAAATGCCGCTGAAGCCTAAACCGCGCATGGCGTCCGCGTTATCTGCACCGAACAGCCCGACCTTTGCGCCGTTGAGCAGCGTTAAGGTCATCATCTGCTCGTTAGCGTCCGCGATCAGCGGGGCGGCGTAGAACTTGAAGTAGTCCCACGCGATGCGCCGAGCCTGATTCTGGTAAGGCGCGACATACCCAAACAGGCCGTTAGGCCCGGTATACATCACGGCAGCGCGGATGATGTCGTTTACCGCTGCGACTGTTTTACCGGCTCTGCGATGCGCGACGAGGCAGGCCCACCGCTTCGTGCGGTCGTGGAATGGAAGGAAGGCCCGCCGTGGGTTGTACGGCAGGACGATTTCAGTCAACGGGGTTGCCCCATGTGATTACTATGCGCTGCGCTTCGCCGTCCTTGCCCGTGACCTCG